ATAAAAATGAATTAAAAAAAGAAATTGATAGTTTAAAGGAATCTGTTAATTCAAAATTAAAACTAACATTAAATGAATCAAAAGATAGTGATTTATCTAGTGCTATACAAAACACGATAAATAAAGTTAATGATACAAAATATGATCATTATAATTTATATAAACTAAGAAAATTAAATTTGGGACTATGAAAAAATTAATGTCGGGTATTGGAGGATTATTCAAGGACTCTAACGGTAATTCATCATCTAAACGATTTATTGGTATATTATGTGGAGTATCCCTTTGTATTACTCTATATGTTAATAGTTATTCTCACGGAGATATTAAACCTTCAGATACGTTAGTTAATGCGGTTGCGATGTTAGCATTCGGTTGTTTAGGGTTAACCTCAACTGAAAAGATTTTTGGTAAAAAAGAAGTAACTAAAAAAGAGGATCAATCAGCAGAATAATTCTTTTGAATAAACTTAGCCTTTTGTATTATATCCCTCTGTTTAACGGAGGGTTTTTTGTATTCCTTTCTTTCTTGTAATTTTTGTATTTGTTTTGTTTTATATATCTTAAGCTTATAAGCCTTTAACGCTTGCTCAATTGATTTTTCATTTTTAACTGGTACTACTATCATATTTTTTTTTCTTTTTACAATATAAATATACGTAGATTTTTCATTTTTTGACAAGCAAAAAAGTTTTATTATACTTGTTAAAACAATAAACTTGTAAGTCATGAAAAATGAAAAAAGGAAAAACATCAAAATTAAACATATTTGATGAAGCAAAGTGCCACTACGGAACAGTGGACTCAAAAAATTTAAAATCAATTTATATTGTCTTACAGACATGGATTGAGCCGATTACAGAACAAGATAACTGGAACAAAATCACAGGAGAACTTAAAAGACAAATATTACACACACTATTAGAAGTTGCCGAACCAACCACTTTTGAAAAAAAATACATTGTTGATTTAGATTTAAGAACAAGCGGAATACAAAAGAATAAAAAAAGTTTTTTAAATCTTGAGATTACCTTATTTGTCCACAACCAAACGATAAACTTTAAATCTCTTATTTTAAGAAGTAAAATTAAAAAAATATTACAGTCAATTTATAAAGACGACTTAAAAAATTCAAAGTATTTCACATTAAGTAAGACAAAAACGAAAGAAACGATAAGTATATAATATTTATCATAAAAAAGATTATGAAGATATTAGGACCAAATGATACGGGTAATGGGATTCTTGTTGAATGGGATGCTGGAACCATTAACCCAAATGAATATAGAAACAGTCAAGTTATAAAGGAATCTTACGGTCAGTTAGACCACTCAAAACCATTTGTATTTTACGCAACACTTCAAAAATATGGAGTACCAAATAGAAACGGTAGAGTTTATCCTGAGAAAATCTTAAAAAGAGAAGCCGAAAGATATAAAGACATGATTAATAAAGGAATGTCCATATCTGAACTTAATCACCCAGAATCGTCACTTATTGATTTAGATAGGGTTGCTCATATCATTACAGAAGTATGGTGGGAAGATAATGTGTTAATGGGTAAAATAAAATTATTAACTACACCAGGTTTTCACGAAAGAGGAATTGTTTCCTCAAAAGGGGATGTTGCTGCTAATATGATGAGACAAGGGGTTACTATGGGAGTGTCTTCTCGTGGGGTAGGTTCATTGGTTAAAAAGGGAGAACAAAATGAAGTACAGGATGATTTTGAGTTAATTTGTTTTGACTTAGTTTCTTCTCCGTCAACTCCTGGAGCATACCTTTATTTAAATAAAGAAGATAGACCTAAGTATGAAGAAAAATTAACTGAGAACGAAAAAATAGATAATACATCTAATCCTATGAGTAAATCTGTTGACTTAATGAATAGATTATCCGATTATTTAGGTAAATAAAATTATTAAGAGATGGATGAAAAGTATTTTGTAGCGAGAGTAACCACTGATATGGTGGATGAAAACACAGGAAAAGTAAAAAAAATTAAAGAGGAAAAATTAGTTAAGGGTTTTTCACCAACGGATGTTGAAGCTAAGGTGACTAAAACTTACGAAACTTATACAATGGATTGGAGAATTACTGCCATTGTTGAAAGTAAGATTGATGAGGTAATTGAATAATTTTTTAATTAGTGAGGGGGTGAATTTAGGTTCACCCTTTTTTTATGCCTAAAAATATCACAACATAAGTCAATATTAAAGACTTTTTTCAAACTACTATATATTTATAATAAAAATAAACGCAAAATGCATTGCTTATTATTATGAGTATGGAAAAAAATAATTCGATAGTAGAGGAAGCTTTATTACAAATGAGAGCGGTAGAGGATGCTATCAATGAAAACGCAAAAGGAATACTTGCTTCAACCATGAAGGAAGAAATCAGCCAATTAGTAAGGGAATCTTTAGGGGGTTCAAAAAAATCAAAAAAGTCATTAGTCGAACAAGAAGAAGATGATGTCACTGTTACAGATGAAACAGAGGATGATATAGAAGACGACGACGTAGAGGACTTTGATGAAACAGAATTCGATGCGAATGTTACGGGAGGTATACCACCTATGACAGGAGTTGAGGATGATAATCAAGAAGCTATGGCTCCTTTGGATATGACACAGGCACCTATGTCTGATATATTAAAAGTATTTAAGGCTATGGGTGATAATGATGGAATCATTGTTAAAAAAGATGAGGTTGGTAACATCCGACTAACGGACAATAACAAAGATTCTGAATATATTATTCAAATGGATGGTATGGATAACGATGATACGCCAATGAGAGCAGATACAAATGAAAACGTTTTGTATGAGTTGAGTTTTGATGATGGAGAAGAGTATGGTGAATATGACGAATCGGCCGATCCAACAGATACAAGTGGTGAGTCTGGAGCGTTTACTGCTGAAGGGTGGGACGAAGAAGACGACGACGAAGAAGAAGATGGAATCGTTTACGAATTAGAAATGGGAGAATCTTTCAAACCAAAAGGTAACGTAGGTAAAATGAAATTCAAGTATCCTTCAAAACTTAGAAAAGGTGTCACTGAAACAGATGATATTGAAGAAGAGAATGAATGGAAAGAAATGGATGACATGGTTTACGATCCGTTTGTAGATGAAGATGATGATGAAGAAGCTGGCGAAACTAAAGAATCGGCAAGAACTTTAGGAAACGGAAGTAGAAATTACCCACAAAGAAAATCTTTACCTAAAGTGAGAGTTAGACCAACTAACGAAGGAGTAACTAAAGAACTTAATTTATTAAGAGAAAAAAATGAAGAGTACAAAAAGGCTCTTGATTTCTTTAGAAACAAATTAAATGAAGTTGCGGTATTTAATTCAAACTTGGCATATTCTACAAGATTGTTCACAGAACACACAACAACAAAACAAGAAAAAATAAACATTTTAAGAAGATTTGATTCTGTTGAATCATTAAAAGAATCTAAAAATCTTTATAAAACTATTAAAACAGAAATAGACAGTACATCATCAGATAAAGGTGTGTTTACAGAATCTATAGAGAGAAAAGTATCAAAAACACCACAGAATGGGTCGTCTACTAATTTAATAGAAAGTAAAACGTATGAGAATCCTCAATTCATGAGAATGAAGGATTTGATGACAAAAATTAAATAAACTAAAAAAAATAAAAAACCAAAAAAATGGGAGCATTATTAGAATCAGGTCTTGTTGGTAACATCGGGTTAAAACACCTTAAAGTTATCAAAGAAGATACAATTAACAAATGGGATCGTTTAGGGTTCCTAGATGGACTTAAAGGTCACATTAAAGAAAATATGGCGCAGTTGTATGAAAACCAAGCGTCACATTTGATTAACGAAGCTGCGTCAACAGATAGTTCAGGTTCATTCGAAACTGTAGTATTTCCTATCGTAAGACGTGTGTTCTCTAAATTATTGGCTAACGACTTAGTTTCTGTACAAGCAATGAACTTACCAATCGGTAAATTGTTCTACTTCGTACCTAAAATCCAAGGGTATAATGGGGCGGTTACTTCACAAAATGAACATTACGCACCAATTGGTTCTGCCAATTATAATGCGGCTCAAGGTACTGGTTATGATGGAGCTAACGCTTACGCTAAAAATCTTTATGATTTATTTTATGAAGGTGGTGAGGCAGCATTAGATCCTCCAGGATTATTTGACTATTCTAAAGGTACATGGACTGCAGTTACAGCAACTACAACTATCCAAGTTTGGTCAAATGGTAACTTAGTTGATTCGTTGGCACCAACAGGTGTTCAAAGAAAACTAATTGTTAAAATGTGTGGTTTTTATGATAATGGTGTTGGAAAATTAATTGGTCCTGATGGTTCAGAAGTAGATAGTGAAACTTTCTTATCTGATTTAAAAATCATTAGATCAACAGGTTTATCTATAGATGCAAGTACAGCGTGTGATGTCCCTACAGCAAGTCCATTATTGTTTAGAGTTGTTACTCAACAATACGGTAAAGGTATCGTTTCTCCTACATACACACAAACACCAACAACATTCCCTAACGGAAATGGTGGATCTTATGATAAGGTTTGTGACCAAAATGGATGTATTTACTTAGAAGTTGATTTATCTTGTCCAGTATGTGCTGATTGTAATTCATCATCTTTAGATGGATATACAGGAGCAACTATTACTTCAGGTGCTTCAGGTACTTCTTTTGTAGCGGTATTTAGAAGATATGCAGAATTAGAATTTGAAGATAAA